AAATAGGGTGGCTTTTGCTTTTGGAAATGTAGGTGAGTAGTATGGATAAACGAATCAAAAACAGAAAAGTTATTAAAACTTGCAGATTAGATTATTGTGAATATTGTGGAGCTCCAGCAATAGCAGAACCACATCATATTATTAGTAGAGGTGCTGGAGGACCAGATATAAAAGAAAACTTAATACAACTAAGTTGTAGAAATGCGCATCATCAGAAAGCACACTCAGGGGAAATCCCAAAAGAGGTGCTTTTTTCTATTATCGCAAGAAGAGAAGGTAAAACAGTAGAGCAAATAAAGGAAATCATTAATCAAGAAAGGAGGCGCAACTATGGCTGAAAGAAAGAAGTTGGTGATACCATGCAACCCAACACCTTTGCAACTGCAAAATTTGATAGCAATGTGCAGTAATCAGATAGCTACACTAAGTGAGATAGTCGCAAAAGATAAAGCAGATGTAGCAATAAAGGTAACTGCAAATAAAAGAGCAATAGCAAAAGCAAAGATAAAGTACCGTGCTAGTGGCACAGCAGACATTGTCAAATCATTGGCAGAGATGGATGAAGAGGTAGTAGCAACAACAGATGCACTTAACTTGGCCAGCAATGTGTATGAGTTAGCTAGAGCGGAGTTAGATGCGTATGATGCTCACTTTACCGCTTTGCGCAAGATAGCAGAGATCGTGAAGAGCGAGATTAGGGGCGGGGTTGGGTGATGGCTAAGGAATTTGCTAAGAAGAAATAAACATCAAGGTTGACTAAAGGTGGTGAGGTGATGGATGAATGAGGTAGATAAAACAAAAGCAAAAGATGATTATAAGACAGGTAATTATACTTTTAAGCAACTGGCTGAAAAGTATAGAATAAAAGAAAGCACTATAAAGAGTTGGGCTAAAAGAGATAAGGACGCTGGTCAACCGTGGGAAAAGGTTGCAACTAAAAAGAAAAAAGTTGCAACTAAGCCAAAAGTATTAGAAAAGGTTGAAATAGAAAACCCAGAGCTCACCGAGAAACAAAAGCTTTTCTGCCTTTATTATGTGAAGAGTTTTAACGCAACCGTGTCCATGATAAAAGCTGGTTACGCTAAAGAGTCCGCTCATGTAGAAGGTAGCAGACTCCTAAGAAACCCTAAGATTAGGAATGAAATTAGAAGAATTAAATCTTTAATGGTTGAAGAAGTATTTGTAGAGGCAATAGACGTATTAAAGAAATATGTTGCTATTGCCTTTGCTGATATAACCGACTATTTAACATTTGGCAAGAAAGAAGCGACTATAGGCAAGGATGAAGATGGTGACCCTATCATAGCTACAGTAAACTATGTTGACTTCAAGGAAAGTTCAGAAGTAGATGGAACCGTTATATCCGAGGTAAAAAAGGGTAAAGATGGAGTATCTATTAAGATGGTAGATAAGACTTGGGCCTTAGAAAAGCTAGAACGATACTTTGATTTACTGCCAGATAACTTCAAACGTCAACTAGAAGAAGAAAAGTTAAAATTGGCTAAGGAAAAGTTAGAGATGGAGAAGGGAAAAGAGAACCAGGAAGATAAGCCAATTAAAATATCTATTGTCCGTAAGGTGAAAGAAAATGGATGAGTTGAATATTAAAAAAGAAGTAAATCCTCACTTTGAATGTTTTTTATTTGATTGGGACCAGAAGTTCCAGTTCTTAGTTGGTGGTTATGGTAGTAGTAAGAGCTATCATGTGGCCTTAAAACTAATTCTTAAGCTGGTAGAGGAAAAGAGATTAGCTTTAGTAGTTAGGGATGTATATGACACGATTAGAGATAGTTGCTTTTCTCTATTTGAAGAGATAATAGTTGACTTAGAATTAGACGATAAAATAAAAATGGTTACTTCTCCAATGCAGATAAGGTTTCCTAACGGGTCTAAAATTATTTTCAAAGGAATGGATAAACACCACTGTCCATGTAAAACCTCTTTAATTCGGTGGAACCCCTAACGTATAGTCGAGGGCAATACCGAGCGAAGTTCATTTATATATTAATAATGACAGACAAGTATATACCTTTTGTGTTATAATAGATACAAGAGGTGATACTTATGAAAGAGATTTGGAAAGAAATAAAAGGATACGAAGGATATTACGAAGCTTCTAATAAAGGAGAAATTAGAAGTGTAGAAAGGGAAGTCATGTTGGTTACCAAAGATGGCGAAGATAGACCGTGTATATTCAAAGGAAAAATATTAAAACAGTCTATTGAGAATAAACCTAGATACAATTGGTTACCACGAAAATATATAAGACTTTCCAAAGAAGGTAAGGTAAGAAGATTTTATGTTCATAGACTTGTCGCCGATACCTTTATTCCAAATCCTAATAATCTACCAGATGTAAACCACAAAGATGGAAATCCATTTAATAATAATGTCGATAATTTAGAATGGTCTAGCAGAAAAAGAAACATTAACCATGCATTTGAAAACAAGCTTATAAAAACTGAAAAACCAGTTGCTAAAATATCACTTGAAACCAACAAAATACTAGAAGTATACGAAAGTGAGAGTGAAGCTTGTAGACAACATGGAGTAACGCAGGGCAAAATACTAAGGGCTATTCAAAGAAATGGAACAAGTTGTGGTTTTAAGTGGAAATATATAAATGAAACCGTGTAACGACTATCGAAAGCGAAAAGGATTACTTGTAATAGTAGTCCTTTTTTTAAGTGAGTAGAGTAGGGTTCAAGTGAACTCGAAACAGGAGGGACAACGGAAGTTGTCAAGATATAGTCTGAACTCTATGGAAACATAGAGAGTTATAACGGAAACGGTTATAGCACAACATAATTGAAACCAGCCAAATTAAAATCAATCCACAATGTATCAATAGTTTGGATAGAAGAATGTTCAGAGTTAAAATATGATGGGTTTAAGGAACTTATAGGCCGTTTAAGACACCCTAATTTGTCTTTACATATGATTCTATCAACAAACCCTGTAAGTAAGGCTAATTGGACTTTTAAACACTTCTTCCAAAATGTCGGCATAGATGATGAAGTTTTATACAAAAACAGAACAATGATAGTTGGTAATACATATTATCATCACTCGTTAGCTGATGATAATTTATTTCTACCTCAAAGTTATATAGAACAGTTAGAAGAACTTAAGACTTATGACTTAGATCTTTACCGCATAGCCAGAAAAGGAAGATTTGGGGTTAATGGTGTAAGAGTACTTCCACAGTTTGAAGTTAAACTACACGAAGAAGTTATGGAAGAGGTAAACAAAATTGGCAGGGATATGAGAAGGGTTGGGATGGACTTTGGTTTTGAAACCTCCTATAATGCATTGGTTAGAATGGCTATAGACCACAATAATAGGTATCTATATATCTATTGGGAGTACTACAAAAATCACATGACCGACGATAAAACCGCCGAGGAAATAGATGAATTTAGAAAGACTAAAGAACTGATAAGAGCAGATTGCGCCGAACCTAAGACTATTAAGTATTACCAGCAACAAGGTTTCAGAATGAAAGGCGCAAAAAAGTTTCAAGGTTCAAGGTTGCAGAATACTAAAAAGGTTAAGAGGTTTAAAAAAATTATTTGCTCAGACCAATGTGTTAATACAATAAATGAACTGCAAGACTTAACTTTTGCTACAGATAAAGACGGTAATTTAATTGAAGATGAATTTAGTATAGACAGTCACACATTATCAGCCATATGGTATGGCTTAGATGGGTATGAGGTTTCTAATTTAAAAGGGCATTTTGGAGTTATGAATAAGCCACCAGGATGCTAGGAGGGATAAAATGCTGACTAATATGGATTGGTTGCAGCCAGGGAAGCCATTCCCTCCTGCTTCTGAGAGAGAAAGAATTAATAGATACAAAGAAAACATAATGCTGTTTGAGGGTAAACATGGCCAAGTATTCGCCGAGCAGCTAAAGCGTATTCAACGAGATGATGCGAGTAAAACCAGCTATGAAATTATTCTTAACTGGTACAAGCGTTATACTAAATTATTCTGTGACTTGCTACTGAGCGAACCGCCAAAAATAACAACTGGGAAACATGGTAGCCCTGAACAAGCCAAGTGTGACCAGATAGTCCATGATAACAGGTTGCTTGTTACTTTAGCAGAGATAGTAATAGACCAAATTAGATTAGGCGTTGGACTAAATAAAATCAGGAGTGATGGCAAAAGGGCAATAATAGAAGGACAGTCTCCTACCTATTGGTTTCCTGTAGTCGCTCCAGCTAATGTCAAAGATACTACCCATCATGTTTTAGCTTGGATTTGGTATGTTTGGGTAGATGATACCACTAAAAAGTATTACTTGTCGGTAGAAATCCACGAAAAAGGGCTAGTTACTAACAAAGTTTACAGTTTTGATGGTAACGAATCAGGTGGAACTATAGGAGTTGTATTACCGATAGATGAAGATGGTAATATTTCTGATGGCGGAGAAATGGAAATAGTGAGGGAAACTGGCGTGGATGAATTTTTAGTAATTGCAGCCAACAATCTTTCTACTACAGATAGAGCCACAGGGTTAGATGATTACTCAGACATGGAAAGTATCATAATTGAGTTAGAGGTTAGGATAGCTCAAATAAGCAACATCCTTGATAAACATGCTTCACCTAATATGTATGGTGGAGAAAGCAATCTAGAAATGGATGATAGTGGGAATTGGGTGTTCAAGGGCGGAGGTAAGTTTTTTACTGTAGGGGAAGGGGAACAACCACCTGGATATATTACCTGGGATGGTGCTTTAGAAGCTGCTTACAAACAAATAGAAGTGCTAATGGAACAATTATACATACTTACTGAAACCTCTCCTGCTGCATTTGGCCAGCTTAAGAGCGGGTTAGCTGAGAGTGGTAGTGCACTGAAAAGGTTACTTATTGCTCCATTGCTTAAAACTGCTAGGCTTAGGGTTAGTTTAGATTACTTGTTAAAAGAAACTATAAAGCGTGCCTCTGCTTTAGAAGTAGCGCAGGGAATAAACAACCCAGTATTAATTAAAGATGTTCATGTAGAATGGCAGGATGGTTTGCCGAACGACTCACAGGAAGCAGTGCAAGAAGAGGTACAGCTTACCACTGCAGGCTTAACTAGCTTAGAGAGTAGTTTGCAAAGACTATTCGGCTTACAGGGGGAAGCGTTAACCCAAGAGGTAGAACGTATTAAAACAGGGCAACAGTCCAATTCGGTTATACCACCAGACAACATTACGCTAACTGACAAAGGTGATGATTAGTAAATGGACTTTGAAAATCGTATCCGAAAACTAACCGACCAGGAAACTGAACGCTTAGTAAAACTTTACCTTGAAATAGAAAATGAGATTTTAAATAAACTCTCTAAAGCAGCAGCTAAAGGGAATGACACAACCTATCTGAACAACTTAAAGAATAGCATTAGAAAGACTTTAAAAGACTTACGAAAAGGTAATAAACAGTGGGCAGATGAAACAGTAAGGCAGTTTTATGAAGCCGGTTTAGTGGAAGCTGACAGACAAGTTGATAAATTAGTACAGCAGGGTATTTATCCCCCAAGCGCAACTGAGGAAATAAAAATATCTACTGCTTTTGGAAAGGTTAACGCCCAGGCTATAGAGGTGCTGCAAGAAAACATCTACAACAGATTAGATCAAGTGGCTATAGTAGTCGGCAGGCAGGTTGATGATTATTTTAGACAGGTGCAATTGTCAGCTATTAAACTTTCTACAACTGGGGCAGAGACTTATAAGCAATCAGCTAAAAGGATAGAGCAACAACTACTAGATAAGGGGATTACAGCTTTTACCGATAAAATGGGACGTAATTGGAGTCTTAAAACTTACTCTGATATGGCCGCTAGAACTACTCTAATGCAGACTATGACCGAGGGGACAGTCAATAGGTTAGTGCAGAGGAAAGTGTACCTTGGCAAAATATCATCTCACAGCAACCCATGTCCAAAGTGTGAGCCTTGGCAGGGTAGAGTGGTTAACTTAGTAGGAGATGATAGTCAATATCCAACACTAGAAGAAGCTAAAGATAGTGGGTTACTGCATCCTAATTGCCGCCATGTAGTTAGTGCTTATATTGAATTATAGAAGGAGTGAGCAGATGAATATTCCTAAAAAAGTAAAAGTTGGTGGTTTTGATTATGAAATTTTCTTAACTGATGAAGAATTGATAGTTGACTACCAGCAATGCACTGGGAAGATTGATTATGACCAGCAGACTATAAAAATTAGTAAAGTGTTAAGGGCTAAACAAGGGCAAGAGCAAACTTTTATTCATGAATTAATCCACGCTATAGCTAGAGATAGGGATTTGAATTGGGGTGAGGAAACAGAAAAAAATACAGAGGCTTTAGCTAACGGTCTCTATCAAGTGATTAAAGATAATCCAGAGATATTCCAACACCAAACTAATAATTGCAATGTAACTATTAAACCTTTTGAACAGCAAGATATTTCATCTACTGGTGATTCTAAGTCTTTAGTTGATTGTCAAAATGGTGGAGGATTTGTTAATCCTAAAACCATAGAGGAAGCTATTTTGAAAGTAATAAAAGGGAATTAAAGGAGTGAAGATAATGCCGAAAGTTTTCTTAGGTGGAACTTGTAACAAAAGTAAATGGAGAGATAAATTAATACCTATGCTGAAAGTTAATTATTTTAATCCAGTAGTAGACAATTGGACTCCTGAGTGCCAGACGGAAGAAATAAAGCAAAGAGAGAATTGTGATTACTGTCTTTATGTAATCACTCCTAGAATGACTGGAGTGTATTCTATAGCCGAAGTAGTAGACGACAGCAATAAAAGACCAGAAAAGACTTTGTTTGCTGTAATTGAAAAAGATGGAGTGTTAACTTTTAACGAAGGGCAGCTAAAGTCATTATCTCAAGTAAGTAAAATGGTCGAAAGAAATGGCGGTAAGGCTTTTCAAACATTGTTTCAAGTAGCTGACTACTTAAATGCTTAAAAATAGGGAAGGAGGTGGTCAGCATGGGAAACCATGCTCAATAACTATAGCGCTCTGCGGAGTGAAATAGAAAGGATGATTAGAAATGGATAAATTAGAACATGATTTGCTGACAAACAAACACACTACAGTTTTCCATGAAAAAGAGTTTAATTTTAATGCACCTCACAAATTTGTTGTTACAGGAAGTAATGATGATGGTAGCGGGACAATCTTAGCTGAAATACTTTTTCAAGAAGGATCAATAAAAGAAGCTGGAGTTAACGGCGTATGCAATGAGGATTTAATTGCTATGGTTATCTGCCGCTTAGAGCATTTCCAAAAAAGTGAATTTAAGTGTAGAGAAAATGCAGTAGCTATTACCAAACTAGAAGAAGCTCTTTTATGGCTAAGAAAACGTACTATGGGTAGAGAAAAAAGAGGAATAGAAGGCACTCACAAAGTTTAGCAAGCACTCTGCGGAGTGTTCTTTTATTTGCTCCAATACACTGATGAGCCTAAAAGCTGTGCAGATTATGGCTAGATGCCAAGGAGGTATAAGCTAGATGCTTAAAGATAAGTTTAAATTTGATTTACAACTATTTGCAGATGGTGATCCAACCGATCCACCTGCAGAACCAGCACCGAGTCCTGAACCACCAGAACCCAATCCTGAACCACCTAAAAAAACTTATGATGAGGATTATGTGAAAGGACTAAGAACAGAGGCGGCAGGGTATCGTACTAAGCTAAAAGATTTGGAAAAATCAATGGAAACCAAACAAGCAGAATTCCAGGCGAATTTGCTTAAAGCTTTAGGAATTGAGCCTGACCCTAAAGCGGATTTAGAGAAGCAATTAACTGCAGCCCAAACCAAAGCCCAGGAGGCTGAGCAAAAGGCTAATGCAAAGTTAATCAAGGCTGAAATTAAGGCTTTAAGTACCGAATTAGGTTTAGTAGATGCTGAAGCAGTCTTAGCCCTAATTGATAAATCTAAAATAAGTATCGGTGAAGATGGAAACGTAGAAGGGGCAAAAGAACTTGTAGAAGCATTGGTAGAAAATAAACCGTGGCTTAAAAAAGCCGACCCTACACCTAAACCTGTAGGCAACCCAACTAATCCGCCGCCAGCCAAAGGTGACAAAATTTACACCAAAGCTGAATTAAACAAAATGTCTCAGGACGAGATAAACAAAAACTGGCCCAAGATACAAGAACAACTTGCAAAGGGCCTAATAAAATAAGAGGAGATGATTAAATATGGCATTAGAAAATTTTATTGCAACTATATGGTCTGCTAGATTATTAGAAAACCTTAGAAAAACCCTTGTTTACGGACAATTAGGTGTAATCAACAAAGATTATGAAGGTGAGGTTTCTAGTAAGGGATCTACTGTTAAGATTAATTCCATCGGTGCTGTGACTATTGGTGATTACACTAAAAATACTGATATTACTGCACCAGAAACCTTATCCGACGCACAGGCTTCTTTGGTGATTGACCAGGCTAAGTATTTCAATTTTCAAGTTGATGATATTGATAAAGCCCAACAAAACCCTAAGATTATGGATTCTGCTATGGCAGAGGCTGCTTATGGTTTATCCAATGTAGCGGATCAGCATATCGCTGGCCTTTACACATGTGTTGCTGCTAGTAATACTATAGGCAATGATACTACTCCAGTAGTACCTACCAAATCTGATGCTTACGAGTATTTAGTAGACTTATCAATTAAGTTGGATGAAGCTAACGTTCCTGCTACTGGTAGATGGGCTGTAGTTCCTCCTTGGTTCCATGGTTTAATGCTTAAAGACGACCGTTTTGTTAAGGCTGAAAATTATGGCTCTACCATTGTGTTGCAAAATGCTGAAGTGGGTAAGGCTGCTGGTTTTACTATTTTAAAGTCAAACAATGTGCCTAATATTGCTGGAGCTAAGTATAAAATTATTGCTGGTTCTCCAATTGCCATTACTTTTGCAGAGCAGATTAATGAGACTGAGGCATACAGACCAGAAAAACGATTTGCTGATGCAGTAAAAGGATTACACTTATACGGAGCTAAGCTTATTAGAAATACTGCTATTGCTGTTTTAACTGCAAATAAATCTTAATCTAGGGAGGGAATACCTCCCTAGAATCTTTTGAAAGGGGAATGGAGATGAAATTTAAGAATTTAAAAACAGGTTTAGTGTGGGAAGCGGAAGGTACATTAGCTGAAAGACTAGCAAAGGATATTGATTATAAAAAAATAGAGGAAGAAAAAGTAGAGGAAGAAAAAGTAGATGGAGAAAGCAATTCAAGTGAATTAAAAGATGAAAATAAGGGTAAAAAGAGTAAGAAAGAAGGTGAGTAGATGCCCTACATAGCTTTAGAGGAAGCTAAAACTTATTTTTCTTCGCAACTCTATACTCAAGCTTGGGATAGTGCTACTGATGAAGTAAGGCAAAAGGCCCTTAGCTCAGCAGAGAATAATATCAATCGGCAAAGATGGAATGTAGACCTAATTGCTCTTAAACCTGTGCCTACAGAGTTAAAAGAAGCTGTCTGTGAGGAAGCGTTAGCTTTGCTTGATTACGGTAACTCTAAGCGGAGAAAACTGCAACAGCAGGGGGTTAAGTCTTTTTCTAACGGTAGTATGTCTGAATCATATAGAGATAGTGCTGGTAAGGGGTTGTTTAGTCAAAACGCAAAAGAGTTATTGAAAGAGTATCTTGTAGGGAGTGTACCAATAGTATGATCGAAGATTATCTCAACCAAACTTGCACTCTTTTGTCAGCAACAGGTCAAGATGATTTCGGGCAATCTATCGTAACTGAAAAGACTATTAAGTGTAAGTGGGAAAATAAACTAAGAATGGTTAGAAATGCAGCAGGAGAAATAGTTGCTAGTAATAGTAAAGTGTTTACTGCTGAAAGAATTAATATTGCTGATAAGCTAAAGAAAGACAATGTTGCTTATCCAGTTATATCTGTTGCTGAAATAAATGACCTAGATGGCGAGGTAAGTCATTATGAGGTGTATTGCTGATGATAAAAGTTCGTTGGAACGGTGACGAGATAAAAGCACTTATTAAGGCAACCGCTAAAGTGGCTCTGCTAGATAAGAGTGAACAGCTAATTACCGATGAGATTGTTCCTAGAACTCCGATTGCAACAGGTGCTTTGAGAAGGAGCATCAAAGTTGATGAAAAAGAGAAAAGCAGAGATAGAATAAGAGTAGAGATTTCCGCAAATACACCCTATGCCCACAAGATGCATGAGGGGCTAGAATTTTGGAATTGGTCTGAATCTGGTACTGGACCAAAATATCTAGAAGTACCTATTGCTCAAAATGCCGATGAAGTTAAAAGAGAAATAGCTATGCGACTAGCTAAAGTTTTAGATTAGGGGGGTTGGTAATGGGAAAACAAAAAAGGCACGAGGAAGTAGGTGTCTAGATGTTAATACAAGACATAGCCACCTATATTACTTCCAAAGGGCAAGCAAATGGGATATACAACACTACGACTAATCCTACTGGTAATATCCAACTTGAATTCATGCCAGATACTCCAGATAATTTGATAGTTATAGCTGAATATCCTGGTATATCTGGAGTTGATGTAGATAGTCGCAGGGTGGCAATACAAGTTAGAGGGACTAAAATTACTGCTACTATAGAAAAAATCAACTCTATCTATAAATTATTTGCTTTAGGTGATGAAGAAAGGCAAATAATGCTAACTTTTACTAGATGGGCAAATGTGAAAGCATTGGGTACACCTGCTAAAATTAGCATGGATGAAAAGGAAAGATGGACATATGGCTTTAATTTAGCTGTATTAACTGAACGGGACACCTAGATGTGTTCTTTTTGTTTTAAAAGGAGGTCGAAATAATGCCAAAATCAAGCGCAAGAATAGGCTGTGATATGCTTTATTACGCTATTATGAATTATGACAATGTTGCAGGAGAAGTTGATGCTGGTGTCAGCTATCAAACTCCAGTCAGGCTACCAGGTATCAAATCAGCGAACGTCAACTCTAACTCTAGTGTGGCTACTAACTATGCAGATGATGGTCCAGACGAAACTGCAGACCAAATGGGAGAAGGAGAAATTGAGTTATCTTTTAAAGATTTACCATTAGAGCATCGAGCTGCTTTATTAGGAAAAGAATTAGTTGATGGTATCATTATTGATAAAGCAACTGATTCAGCTCCAAGTGTTGCTATTTTATTTAGAAGCCAAAAATCTAATGGGCATTATCGCTATTACAAAGTTTTAAAGGTGCGTTTTTCTGATCCAGAGGATAATCATGAAACAAAAGCTGACAGTGTTAACTTCCAGGATACTACACTAAAAGGTAAATTCGTTAAGCGACATTATGATAACAAATGGAGATTTATCGGCGATGATGATGCTGATACTGCTAATACTGAAAAGTTATCCAGTTGGTTTGATTCAGTTGATTTTGCAGTAGATACTACGCCACCTACTATTGCCACTTCTGTTCCTGCGGCTAATTCAACTGGTATTGCAGTTGGAGCTGATCTGACAATTACATTCTCTGAGGCTATTGCTAAATCAACTATTAACAGCACAAACGTAATATTATTAAAAGATAGTGATAACACAGAGGTAGGTTGCACTCTGAGCCAAAGTGCGGACAAGAAAGTATTAACTATTAATCCTGTTGCTAATCTTTCTCCTGCAACTGCTTACCGGTTGATTATCAGTAAAAATATTACCGATTATGCTGGGAATAAACTTGCTAATACTTATATTTTAAAATTCACTACTGCGTAAGATAAAGCGTAAGATAAAGCATAAGACAATAGTTTCCCTGATATTGGCAGGAGAATTGATATGCTTGCAGAAGGATAAACTATAACAACATTCTAGAAAGGGTGGTATTATGAAAAAGTTTATCTTTCTGTTAAGTGTATTAATGGTACTTTTGATTGCGCTTCCTGCTAGTGCAAATATTGGAAGAGAAACGGATGAGTTTGATGGACATGTTAGTATTCATAGCGCTATTGCTGAATACAATTCAACTGTAGACATAAAACCATTCATGTCCTTAATTTTATTTAAAACTTTACCTGGAGATAGTTCATGTCTTTTGAGCTTCGGTAGAGTAGAATCTATAAGTTGGTGGTTCTTTGCTGATAATTCAAGAGTTAAAATTGATGGGGAAATATATAACTTGGAAATGAAAACAGACTCAAAAATGGACTCAAGTGGAGATTTATATACACATGGATCATGTTGGTTAGAGGGAGATTTGTTATCTGCATTTAAAGCGGCTAAAGAAGTAGTTTTTGAAGTGAAATACAAAAATAAGGCTGCAACCATTTGGAAAGTGCCAGATGAAGTTTTAAAAGAATGGCAAACGGTTATGAATACTGCAAAATAAAGCATAGCACTCTTTTTAGAGTGCTATTTTTATGTAAAAAAACAGGAGGTTTTATAATGAAAAATTTAATTTTAAAAGATGAACAAGGGAAAGAATACTATTTTAAAAAGCCTAAGATGAAAATTTGGCGTAAAATGATTAAGTTAGGAGAAATCCAGCTTAAATCAGAAGAAGATTATTTAGAAATCGCTGAGTTAGTTCTTGCTGTTTATCCAGAAATAAAAACCGTCGAAGAATTAGAAGAAATCGTAGATGCTGATGATCTCATTCCTTTAGTTAAGGAAATTATTAAAATTATCACTGAAAAAATAGAAGAAAAGGCGAGTGAGTTCCCAAACGAAAATACTCTGATAGGGAATTAAACCTATCAGAGTATCAGTATGTCATAAATGGCTATTTAGCCTTGTCAAGAGCCTTTGGGTGGTTGCCATATCAGATAGATGAGATAGAGATTGAAGATTATTTTGACTATCTAATAGTGGCAGAATTAACTACTGAAGATAACTCAGAGCAACCTATTTTGTATGCTGACCAGGTTGCAGGTTGGTAAAAGGAGGTTCAAAATGGCTGAAATAGGGAGTATTTCTTTTGGCATAGATGTAGTATTAACTGATTTAAATAAAAGTCTTAAGTCAGCAGAAAAAAGTGTTCAAGGAGCAGCTAAATCTTTTGCTGATAATATGGAGGAAGCAGGGAAAGAGTCTTCTAGAAGGTTTAAGGAGGCCTTTGAAGGTATCCAAACAGTAGGTAGAACACTTATGGGCATTGGAGTTGGTATAGGTAGCGGCTTGGTTTTTGCAACTAAAAAAGCGGCAGACTTCGAAGAGCAAGTTTCTAATATTAAGGCTATATCTGGAGCTACTGCCGATGAAGTTAAAAACTTAGAAAAGTTAGCTATTGATATGGGTGCAAAAACTAAATATTCAGCACTTGAAGCAGCTCAAGCGGAAGAGGAGTTGTTAAAAGCTGGTCTTTCTGTTAGCCAAGTCATGAAAGGCGGACTAAAGGGAGCGTTAACTTTAGCTACTGCTGGAGGGCTAGATTTAGCTAAAGCTGCTGAAATAGCAAGTACCGCCTTAAACTCATTTAAAAAAGATGGGCTGTCAATGGCTAAAGCTGCTGATATTTTAGCTGGGGCTGCTAATGCTTCAGCGACAGATGTAGGAGAACTCCAAATGGGATTAAGCCAAGTAGCATCAGTTGCTTCTGGCGTAGGTATGACTTTTAATGATACAGCTACAGCTTTGGCTTTATTTGCTAACAATGGCTTAAAAGGGTCAGATGCAGGTACTAGCTTAAAGACTATGTTGATGAATTTACAACCGCAAACTAAAGCCCAATACGAAGCATTTAAAAGTTTAGGATTGATAAATAAAGATTTATCAAGTAAATTTTTTGATACTGAAGGGCACTTAAAAAGTTTAAAAGATATATCTGCATTACTTGAAGACAGCATGAAGGGTTTAACTGACGCACAAAGATTACAATATATGCAGACTATTTTCGGTAGCGATGCGGTTAGAGCAGCAAACGTGCTTTTTAAAGAAGGTGCAAAAGGTGTTGCTAGTATGAAAACGGAAATGGGGAAAGTAACTGCAGAAGAAGTAGCTAAAGAAAAAATGAATAATCTTAAAGGCGCAATTGAAGGATTAAGAGGTTCTCTTGAAACTGCTTCTATAACTATCGGGCAAACTTTTATTCCACAGATTAAAATATTAACCAAAGAAATTGAAAAAGCAATTGAAAAGTTTAATTCTTTACCAACAGCAACTAAAGAAGCTATTGCAAAAACAGTAGAAGCTTTTGCTGGGTTGGCTTTTGCTGGCGGTGTAATATTATTAATTTCTAGAGCAATTGGGTTTTTAGTCACAACATTAGGAAAAATAGGAACTGCATTTAGTGCTTTTTTAGATTTTATAGAATTAGCTAGTACTGCTTTAGTGGGTTTATCTTTAATGGATTTATTGATCAATCCTGTTACTCTTGCCGTAGCAGCAGTAGGTTTACTGATAGGAGCTGGATATCTGCTCGTAAAAAACTGGGACAAAATCAAAGCCAAAATAACAGAGCTAGAAACTACTTTTGAAAACTGGTTCAGCTACAATTTAAAAAAAGGAATAGTTCAGCTAAGGCAATTAGGTAGTATGATTAGTAATGCGCTATTTAATATTTTGGCGAACGTAGTTAAGTTTATTGGACAAATGCTCGTCAAAGGGATAGAAATAGGCAACAATTTAATCAAGGGTCTTGTTAACGGTATAAAATCTGGGGCTGGAGCACTTTACAACTCCGTTGCAAGTATGATGAATCATGTAAGAGATATTTTTATCAAAAAAGCAGAAACACATTCTCCATCTAAATTCACTGAAAGAATTGGTTTGTGGTTAATGGAAGGACTTGCTAAAGGAATGAAGCAAAATGAAACTATTGCTACTTCAGCCGCTTTAGACGCTATGATTGTTGCTAGAGAGAAGCTCACAGCCGAATTAGAAAAGACTAATGCTAAGCTTGCAAAAATAGAAGCAGCTGAAGCTGAAGCTAAAAGAGATCAAAAGCGTAAGGAGTTGAAAGAAAACATTAAAAACGCTGATGCTCTTGTTGCAGAAACAGAGAAAAGGATAGCTGCCAAGAAGAAAGAAATAGCTGCTGAAAAAGCAAAGAAAAAAGATATAACTAATTCAACTATTGAGTTATCAAGACAACAAAGATTACTTACTCAAAGGGAACAAGGTGCTGTAAACGCAAGAAGCGCATTGAAAGCTTTTGAACAAAAACAAGATAAGGAGTCTTTTGAAGATGAGAAGGCTCAAAAGGAAGCTCGAAAAGCTAAATTGAATGACAACATAGAAGCAGAAGTTTCTGCGTTAAAAAAAATTCGCCAATTGACTGAAACGGAATCACAACTTCGTCTTGATGCTATTGCAGATGAAGAAGAAGCGATGCGAATAGCTGGAGTCAGTGAAGAAACAATTACTCGTTATCATGCAGCCGCAATTAATCAAATAAACAAAGAGGTTGCTGATAAGGCAAAAGAAGAATCAGATAGAATTAAAGCAAGCTGGGCTGATTCTTTAGCAGGAATAATTGAAGGAACTAAATCATCAACTGACTTGCTTAAGGATTTATGGCATGAAGCAGCTTTGTCAATTGCTCGGTCTATTATGGGCGTTAAACAACAAGGTCAATCTCTTAGTGGAGATATGTTTAACAATTTTTTTGATAATCTTTTCGGGAACTCAGATAGTAAAGAAAAAATACCTCACAGAGCCATAGGTGGTCCTGTTTCTAAGCGCACGACATACTTGGTCGGGGAGCGTGGCCCTGAATTATTCACACCTGGTACTAATGGGAAAATCACACCTAATAATAAGTTAGGTGGAAGTAGCCAGCAAATAAACGTAACGTTAGCACCTACTTTTCAAAGTTTAGACCCAGTTCAAGGACAAGAAATATTCAATCAACAACTCCCAGCAATAGTTAACGCTGCTGTCAACAAAGTCAAACAATCATTTTCTACTGATTCGTCTATGCGTGCAGCGGTAAGGAGTGCTTTATAATGCAGACATTTGATTATGTTTACAGGCGAGCCTATACAAACTCAATTCAGCAGAAAGTATCTATTCAAGAGGCTGACGGAGGCAATGAACAAAGAAGAAGATTATGGACTGCACCTCTTAGAACTTGGGTTTTAGAATTTGCTAAAGACCCTCGCTTAACAGAAAAAATAGCTACTTTTATTGAAGCAAGAAGTGTAAATTATGAAAAGTTCTATTGGCAATGGTGGAAATTACACCCTATAACAGGCGAAAGGTTAGGCGGGAATGACCGTATTTACGTTGTTAGGTTTGACTTCCAAGATAGCAAAATAGATTTTAATCATCAGGGATATGGCTATAATACTTTTACAATTCCACTAAAGGAGTTGAGATAATGAGCAGGAATATACCTACAAAAATTGAACAAGCAGCACAGAGTGATCAAGTAGACTACAGAGAGTTGTTAACCATCTATTTAGATGAAACAACTCTCTATTTTGTTGCTAATGATACTCAGAATTTAATTGTTAATGGGATAACCTATGAAGCTGCTATGATAACCAGGGACAATATAGAAAGCACAACTGATGGGAGTGTACAAAATTTAAGTATTGAACTAGCTAATCAAGATAGCCGATGGTCTGCTTATTTTGCATTAAATGCAAATAAATTCTGGAATAGAAGATGTAAACTTGAGCAAGTATATTTAGATTATTTAGACGAGCCTTTTTTAATTTATCCAGGTAAATTAAAAAATCCACACATGACGATTGAAAAATTTACAGCAAGCGTTGTATGGGAATTGGGTGATTTTGAGTCTCAAAGCCCTAATATGACTTACGATGTGATGTGCCAATATAAAGCATTTAAAGATGAAAGATGTAGATATAGTGGAACAACTTTTGATACTTGCGATAGAACTCTTCAGTCATGCATTGAAAGGGGTAATGTTACAAGGTTTGGGGGGCATCCAAGCATAACTCGTCAGATGGTGGTTAGAAATTGAAAAGATTGCATGATAAGATAGGAACCTTATATCGGAGAGTAGATGAACAAGGGTATATATTAGGTTGTTTGTTACCTATGTATCTTCTTTATCCTCAGTTGCCTAGGTACAGATGGGAAGAAATACAAAAAGATAAATACTGGCGCAATTTTTGCTTTCGTGAGTTTAAAAAATATTTAAAAGAAGTACCTCTTGAAGAAATCAAAAAAGGAGATATTATTCTTTTTTGGATGCCTAGAGGTGCTTTTCATTTAGGTATATGCGCTGGGAATGATGAAATGTTTCATTGCTGGCAAAGTGGAAAAATGGAGCTAGTTAAGATGTCTACATATTGCTTTCATAAGCGTTTAGAGGGGGTATATAGATGGCACAAGTAGTTCCTGCAGTTGTTGGCTGGGGATTAAAGAAGATAGGGGCTAAACTATTTCTAAGGACAATTGGAACTGCTTTGGTATCTTCATTAATAGCTAGGAGACAAGCAAAAAAGGGTTCTTCTCCTACTTATTCATTTGGCAGCCTGCAAAATCAAACAGATAGTAGCTTGCCGATACCCTTAGCTTATGGAAAGGTTAAGGTAGCTGGCAACTTAGTCTGGCAACCTAACCAAGCCGATAGATCTTTAAGTAAATTGATTAGTTTTTCTGATGGTCCAGTAAAAGGATTTAGCAATGTAAAAATTAATGACATACCTATATCTCAGTCTATTGTATTTAACTTGAAATACACTGGTGATGCTCAATGTGCAAGTTATAGTGTTAAAAATAATATTTTTTACTTGCAGACTTTTATTCACAGTGGAATATTTGGTAACGATTATGAGCTGGTCACTTCGTTAAGCTTTGTAATGACAAATAAAAAATCTGCTGATTTATACAATTGGGTTAACTCTCAACCAGGTTGGGTTGCACAAAACTTACAAGATGTTAATTTGCTTGATTTAAAAGTTAAAGATACTGTTAATGCTTTACCTAATTGTATAAACAAATTTATTGATGTAGTTACTGACTATATCCCAGGTGAGTGTTTTTACAAGGCATATTTAGGAGATGGAGAGCAAGTAATAGACGATATAGTACCTGGTACAACTCAGGAAGAAAAAGCAAAAGTGGTAGGTGGCATGAAATATGATGCTTGCCTAGCTTTAACTGCTGCGCTTTCAGATAAACTGAACGGTGATTTTAATGTTACTGCAATCTTAGAAGGTAGATTGGTAAGAGTTTACACTTCTCCTACTGCTTATGTTACCCAGTGGTCAGATAATCCCATTTGGTGCGTTCTGGACTTTATGACATGTTACAACGGCATAGGAGTACCTTTTAGTGAAATTAATATCCAATCTTTTATTGACGCTGCAGCCTGGTGCGATGGAATAGTTAGTAATCCAGATGGAACTGTTCAAAAGAGGTTTACTTTAAATCTTATTCTTGACGAAAAGAAAAGTAGGCTAGATTGGCTAATGGAAATGTTAGCTGTTTGCCATGCTTATTACGTTGAACAGAGTGGAAGAATTGGGGTAATGATAGAAAAACCTGAACCTGTTCGACAGACTTTTGATATTAGCAACATTAGTAGTTTTGAGATTTGGGCAGATTTAGGTCCTGATTTATTAAAAGTTAAATATGTAGATCCTGGTTATGATTGGACACAAGTAATTGCACAAGCCGAAGCTCCTCAAAAACTCAAAACAGTTGACAGGGTAAACCAATTAGTGTTTGCTCATTCAAATAATACAATTTACCAAATAGATATGAAAGAACTTGAATTAAATGGGGTGACAAATTTTTACCAAGCTTCTAGAAATGCTTGGTTTTATCTTAATCAAGGTATTTCTACCCCTTGTTGGTGCTCATTTGTGACTGATGAAGGGGCGATAAATAGAACGATAGGAGATATTATCCAAATCACTGACAATGTTACAGAATTTAAAAACAAAAAATGGCGCATTATGCAAATGTCTATCAGTCAAGAAAATGAAATACAGTTGGTGTGCAGAGAATACAATGAATCACTTTATTCTGATGCTTTAGGCTCTATTGCTCCTACTGTCAACCTCACGATGCTTAGCAATCCTTTTTCTCCCCCACCTATAGTAAGCAACGTAAAGGCAAATGAATTTGGATGGATGAATAAAGATGGTGTGCATATAAGCAATCTTAATATTTCTTGGGATGAAGTTGATTATCAATGGTTTAGCGAGTATATTATTAGCCTTAGCGATAACAATGGTGCTAGTTGGGTTACTCTCGCTCCTACCTATAATGCAAAATGCCAAGCCTTAAATGTTAAAACAGGATCTACTTATCTTGTAGCGGTGCAAATTAAAAATAAAAACGGTCTTTTATCAGATAAAAAAATATCTGAACCAATAAAAATAGTCGGTAAAGACATACCTCCTAATGATGTGATAGGGTTACGGATTGTAAAAGATTCAATTGACTCTACTAAATTAACTTTAAGTTGGGAAGCAAATACAGATGTTGACCTAAATAGATACTCTATTAAAGTTGGCACTGATTGGGAAACAGGGCAAGTAATAAATGATAATGTTTTTGCTACTAAATATAGTTACAATGCTCAATCTAGCGGTAATCTAACTTTTTTAATTAAAGCAGTAGATAATAGTGGTAATTATTCCGCTAATGCCATATCAAAAAGCATAAATGTAACTGTAGAACCTGCTGAAATAGCAGGTTTTTCTATCGCTCAAGTAGTTACTGACAGAAGTCAAGTTAATCTTTTTTGGTTAGCCAACCAAGAAAAAGATATATCGCATTATGAAATTAGATTGGGTACAAGTTGGGAATCTGGGCAAATAATTGTTACTCAGCTAAAAGCTACACAGTTTACTTACAAATTGCCAAACGAAGGTAATTTTAATTTTATGATTAAGGCTGTTAACCAAGCAGGGTATTACTCTGTTAATCCTACTATCTTATCTCAGCAATTTGTGATAAAGCCTAATTCGCCAGCTAATTTTAAGATAATACAAAACGAACTAGACCGTACAGAATTGCTCTTGTCCTGGGATAGGAACATAGAAACAGACATTGACAGTTATGATATTTTAATTAATGGAGTAGTTATAGCTAACATAAAAGAAACATTGTATCGTTACCATGTTAATTCTAATAGTAACTTTACTTTTGGAGTTAGAGCAAAAGTAGTTAGTGGTTATACTTCAAGCGAGAGCAACATAACAACGCAAGCTAATATTACTCCTGCTGATGTTACTGGGTTTGCTGTAACTCAGTACATTAACGACCATTCAAGACTAAAACTGACATGGGATAAGCCAGCCTATAAAGATACTAGCTATTTTGAAATAAGAGAAGGAGTAAATTGGGATAACTCAACACTAATAGCCACAAATATAACCAGTCTTTTTTATGAGGTATTAATTAATCAAGAAAGAGAGTACTCATTCTGGATTAAGGCAGTAAACAGAGGTGGAGTATATAGCCAATTCCCCGCAAATCGCAAATGCACATTCGACATGAACCCCGCTACTCCAACTAGTTTAGTAGCAGTACAAGACCAGCAAAATAAAGCACACTTAATAATTTCATGGGAAGGCACTGGGGAGCTTGAT